AGCCAAAAACTATAATGTGAGTGAGAACGCGATTAAAGGCGCATTAAAATGGAATTCACCAGAGCGCGATGCAGAATTTAACGATTATATGGCAAAACATCCTGTTGATACACAACGTGAGTTTTATCATATCCCAGAATTAGCTAATGCAATGCGTATAAAAATTGGCAATATTATCAATACAGCCAAAGCCGAATCGGATGAGGCAAAAAGATTATCTGATGCATCTAAAGCCGCATCTGATGCTATTAATGGATTAGCTAATACTTCTGGATCTACAGGTTCTACAGGATCAAGTGGTTCTACGGGAAACACAACACCAAGTACGGTTGTGCCAAATACTTCTGGTGGATTAACAAGCACAACACCAATTACGCAACCAACAACACAGCCACAAACAGTTGATACAGTAAAACAAATTACAGAGGCGGCAACTCTAGCAAATAAAATTGTTGAACAAACAAAAGATAAGCCAAATCCTATTACACCAGAAAAAGCAAAAGTAATGGCAGTTGAATTTATTACACTGCCAAAACCAAAAGATGTAACTTCTATTGGACTATTAGAAGCAATTGGAATTACTGCAAAAATGATGATTCCAGGTATTGGGTATCCAATTGAAAGTATTTGGGATTTAGCTCATGGTCAAGAGGTTACGCCTTTTAGTGACTGGTTTAATAAACTTACAAAAGAAGATTTATATAAAACAGTTGATTACACAAAAGATTTACCAGATTTTATGAAAAACTGGGTAAACAGTGATACAACGCAAAAATCTGATATAGATTTAACCAATTCACTTAACTCTGGTCATATACTTGAGGTAAGTGCGCCTAAAGATCCTAACGCTGGTGGATCTAATGCAGTTGCAGTAATTCAAGTTCCAACAACTGATGCGGTTACTGAAAAATTTGCTGATGTTATTACAAATAACATAAATAACCCTGATGCAATTCAAAAATACGCTAAAGATAATAATCTTGGGGATACTGCATTAACAAAAGCAGTTAATTTTGCAAAAGATAATGCTAATTCTATAAAACAATTTAATGAAGCAGTTAATAAAGCTGAAATGAACGGATCATTACAAGATGGAAAAATGATTGGCTCAGAATTATTCCCAACAACTAATGCAGGAATTGATGCATTAGCAGAAGGTGTAGTTCCATTAAAACTTGGTATTCCATTAGTTGCTGAAATTAAATCTTTACTAAATGGTACAAATTACGATGATGCATTAGCAAACGAATATAATGATTACAATCACTGGGCAGCAGCAAATCCAACAACCGCAAAGTTATTACAAACACTTGGCGTTCTTGGCGCATCATCCTTTACTGGTGGACTTGGTCCATACGATTCAATCAAAGTTAGCAATATTTGGAATCAAGATTTAGGCATCAATGCACGTTCAATTGCTGTTAATTTAAATGATACTGGTCCTATTACAGCTACACCAATTGACTCTCAAGGCAATGCAATAGGTGAAACAATTACACTTAATCGGGACAGTCTACCAACCAATTTCTTTGATACAATAGGATCACATGTTGCCGATACCTATAATGATCTAATTGGCAGTATTGAAGGCACAGTTGGATCAATTGGTGCTTTCTTTACTAATGATCAAGAACAATTGCCTGAAGACTTTACGGGATCAATTTATTATCCATTAGCCAGTGGAAATAATAATTTTGGGTCAACTGGTGGATCTGGAAGCGATACAAGTTTCTTTGATAAAATTTCACAAGGGTTAGATGATTTATATGGCAGCATATCATCTACATTTGATACCAATAATCCACTTCCAGCTAATGTTCACTACGATACATCTGGTGCGCTTGTTAAAAACAATACTTTTGGTCAATACCATATTCCAGGATACGATTCTAATGGATACCCACTGCAACCCGGACAATATCCTGATGGCACCTACGATTCACCAAGTGATTCGTCTTTATGGGGGAGTTTAGGTAGTATGTTTGATTTTGGTTCAGATGTTGGTGGTGGATCATCATGGTATGATGACTTAGGCGGTATGTTTGATTTTGGCTCATGGGGAGATTCTAGCAATCAGCCAATGATGAGTGATTTAGCAAAAGGTGGCGCGGTGAGCAAAGAAATTGACAGATTATATAAAAAATACGGTGGAGCAGTGTAATGGCAAATATTGAAGATTTAGCAGAAAACTATGGTGTCAACGACATCGATATGGAGGATAAACAGCCGACGATTCAAGATTTGGCATCAAATTATTCACTTAATCCAGACATGCAAAAACAATTGTTCGCTCAATATAGTGAAGCACGCAAAACTGCTGAGGCGCAACGTGCGTTACTTCGTGATGCGCTTGAGAAAAACTTAATCAATCAGCAACCTGAAGACAAGTCAGAGATGTACTTCAAGCTGGCAGCGGCTCTTGCCGCACCATCAACAACAAGAGGTTTTGGTGAGCCATTGATGAATGTTGCTAATGCGATGGCAGAAAGTCGTGCGTCAGAGCGTAAGCAACGTAATGAGAACATCGCAAAGCAGTTGTCATCACGTCAAGCCATCGCAGAGCTGTATGGCGCAGACGAGAAAAGTTTAGGATCTATGCTTGCGCGTTATCATATTAATCAACGACCATCTGCGGCTCTGCAATTCTCAAAAGATTATGCTGCGGCTGATGAACCTACGCGGAAAAGTATGGATAAATACTTATCCGCTACGCACAATCCTCAACGTCCAGAAACACCTGTTGCAGTTGTTAAAGATGGTCAGCAAGTGCTTGTTCCTCAATCGTCATCATATGGTTTACCGCCTGCAAGTTCATTGGAAAAACCTGAAAAATTGCAACAAGTTCCGGCTACACAAGTAAATGCTCAAAATGGAAACTTTGCAACAATAAGAGAAATTGATGCAGCAATTGAAGCAGTAGAGAAAAATCCTGAAGCATTTGGTATGAAAAATTACGCACCAACAGCAGCAATTCAACGATTTGATCCAGAAGGTAATGATCCAAGAAATAAAGTTGGTTCGATTGCATCATTAAAACGTCATGATTTAGCAGGTGCGGCTGTGCCTTTAGCAGAAGAAAAAAATCTTGCGCCATCAATCCCAATTGCAACAGATGATCCTAAAAAAATCATTAATAATTTAAAAAATTTAAAAACCAATCTTCTTAGAATTGAAGAAGAACGAAGCGCAGGTTTTGGCGAAGATTCTGGATACAAACCTCGTCTTAGATCTTATCAATCTCATTCTTTAAACAAAAATCCGTCCGATACTACTAATGAAAATGATCGTCTTGAACAGTTAAGAAAATTGCACGGAGGTAATTAACCATGAGCCAAATTGATGATTTAGTTAACGATGCTGAAGAAGCATATAATCTTGGCGATAAAGGACTATCATTAAAGATTTATGAAAAAGTTGATAAGCTAAAAGGCGAAATGGAAAAAGATCAAAACCGTAAATGGTCTGATGTTCCAAAAGAAGCATTGTCTAATTTACCTATGGATGTGATAGATGTTGCAAAGTCATCTGTTGAACCATTGTTGCATCCAATTGAATCAACACAAGCCGCATTAGATTTAGGCAACGCTGCAATTCAAAAGGCATTGCCACAATCGGTGATTGATGTGATGTATAAACTCAATCCAGAAACCGCTAAAAATCCTGAAAAACTGCAAGCCGTATTTCAAGCAATAACCGATGAATATGGCAGCATGGATAATTTTAAGAAAACATTGGCTACGCATCCTGCAAGAGTCGCTGCGGATTTAGCAACCTTTATTCAACCAGCACGCCTGCTTACAAAAAATAAAGCATTAAGCGCATTGTCCAATTTAGATCCAAGTGTTGCACCATTTGCAGCGGTAGGAAAACTAAAAGAACCTATTAGCAATTTAACCGCGTCAGCATTAGGAACGCACACAGGTGTTGGTGATGTGCCTATTCGTGAGGCATACCAAGCTGGTTATGGTGGTGGCGATCCATTAGATGCATTAATGCGACACATGCGCAAACAAGAAGGAACGTCGCTTACTGAGCCAGTTGATGTTTTAACGCAATCACTTAAAAACATGAGAGCAAAAACATCAGATGATTATACAACTGGGATGAATCAAATTAGAGGAAATGAAAGTTTGCAACAATTGTTTAATAGGTATCAACCACTTGATTTTGTGCCAGTTGAACAAGCGGCTCGTAATGCAATAAACATTAAAAAAAGACAAGGTTTTGATGAAAATCTTGCATTGCAACCACATCGTGATGAAATTATTGATGCAATTAATCGTTGGAAAGAAGAACAACAGCCAACAGCAATGCAGAGATTGCAAGGTATTCCTCGTGGTAAAGATTTTAGAAATGTTGCGGGTTTTGATTCATTTAAAAAAGCAATAAATGAGCTTGGTGATTGGAATAATCCTAGAGATCCAAAAACCATGATGGTTTCTAAAACATCAAACGCTGTAAAAGATGAAATTGCAAAACAATCACATGAGTATGAATGGCTAATGCGAGATCAAGCACGCAGAATTAGAGAAGCTGATGATATTGAAAAAACATTTAATCTAAAGCCTAATACAAAAGATGAAACTCAGTTAACCAAGGCGCAAGGATTAACACGCAACAATGTTAATACTTCGTATGGATTGCGCATGGATAAATTGAAAGAACTTGAGCCATATGGCGCGGAAAACGTACTACCTATGCTATCAGGTCAAGCGTTATCTCCTTATGCTCCAAGAGGTCTTGCACGCGCAGGAGCAACATCTGTAGGTGCATATTTAGCGGGTGGCATACCAGCAACGATAGCAGATTTGTTATTATCATCACCACGAATTATTGGTGAGTCTGCTGTGAAGGCTGGTCAAGCTGCACGGTATGGTGAAAAAGGATTGAATGCTTATAAAAATGCATTAGATGCGGCTGGAATAGATCAAAAGTATTTAAACAACATGATGTATCAACTGCAAAGCGCACAAGATGCATACGACGAAGAAGAATAAAAAAAGCCGCTGAAAGGCGGCTTCTTTATTTACAGATCACGCAGCATCTTAGCAAGAATTGTTAACGCTTCTAATGCTTTCAAAATCTCCCATGCCATCATTTAATGCCATCCATTTGTTAAATGCCGCCTCTGGTGTAATGCCAGAAGCAACTATTGAAAAATCGGTATAGCAAAACCAATAATTGCCTACCTTTTTAATTTTTGGTTTCATCTCTCTCGCCTGCTTAATACCAAATTGCTTACGCTAATTGGCTCCATTGGATTGTCATCAAGCCATTTTAACAAATCCATGTATCTAGCGCATTGCTCCTTGTTAAGCGTCAATATGCTGGTTTCTGGATTATCTTTTGCTATCCATTCATTCATTAAAAATTCTCAAACTTAATTAAGCGATCCAGATACCAATTGGCTTTGCGCAGATCCTCGATGCCATTTTTATCTTTGTATCGCCACATGTACTTGAAAATGTTTCCGCGCAAGAATCCGCGAAACTCGTCATGTCCTAGCATTTTTTCCATTGCTAAAATACATTCATCGCCTTGGTAGTGCTTTGGTGCGTGTACTGTATCTGTTGTTGACTCATGAACTGAATCGCCTGTGAATCCATAATACATCTGCTTTTCTTGTTGTGTCATCATAGTAGTGTCATCTCCCAACCTGTCGGCATGATTGTGTGTTGTTGTAAAAACTTTTTGCACATTTTGTTGTTTATCTTTGATGTTGAAACTCGTTTTTTACGAGCGTTTGTTTCTTGCACGCCAAGCGATATATTGCAGACTTTGCAAATACCGCTACCGCGTGCAAAAATTAACACCGGTTTTTCTAAATGGCAGATCTCGCAAAGTCTACTGTTAGCCATTAAAGCAATTTAGGTCGAGTGTTAACAATTGGATCTGGTATGTCACCGACAATGGTAAAGTCTGATGCTTTAAATTCTTCACTGGTTGGCGTGTAAACCATTTTTACTTCATCCATGCCGGTGTAAAAACTTATCATGGTTTCTGCTGTATCAATATGCGACTGCTCATTATAAATATGCGCATCTCCCCACATCCATGTCATGGATCCTACTTTCAATCCAGCGTGATGTGCAAACCACAGAAGCATCGCCCAGGATTGTATCCAGTTGTGCGGTACGCCAAGAAGCATATCTGCGCTACGTTGATATGACTTCATGCTCAAACGTCCGTTACGCACGAAGAATTGCACGATTATGCTATGGCAACACGTCGGTGTGTTGGGATTGTTATTTGCTTTGGTGATATTTGCCATTTCACCAGGATTCCATGTTGTCATCAAAAGGCGACGGCTATTTGGATTGTTTTTTAGAGCATCTTGAATGAATTTTACTTGATCGAAATTATCGTGTTCATAATATTCTGAGTTAAAAAAGATGCTGTGTCTAAGTTGCTGACCATAACCATTAAGCAAAAGGTTTTCAACATCCAGTTGACCATCCCACCAATCAAGCAACTCATCTGGGCAAGTAGCTTTGCCCGACAAAAACCACTCCATCTCGCGCAACGCTTTTTTCCATGCTGTCTTGCGCAGTGTAACTAATGGTGTTGTCGTAAACGTCACATTGGGCAGATTCACATGCGAGTACACTTCATGGTTTCGTGTTGTAACCACATCACCAGCGTTTATGATCTCTTTTAAAATGCACACATACTTTTTATTTGCTTGGCTCATGTTTCACCTCGCTGAGTTGATAAGGATGACAGGTTAGATTCCATTTTGAGCTAGTCAACTGCATAGATTTCAAAACAAAGTCTTGTCTTGTTGCCGCTGATTCACATGATACCTTGTCTGCAAATGTGGCTGTTGACTGTGTAGTATGGATGCTTGATGACCACGATGTAATCGTACTAATTAGTATATAGGCTGTTGTTGCGATCATTTTGCTTCTCCAATGTGGCGGTATTTGCAGCAAGCATGAAATTGTAAATGGCTTTTTGATGTAACCCATTGTTCACCATCAGCACCAAATATTTCAAACTCAACCCAAGGGTCAATTCTACGTTGCGCTACTTCAGCATATTTCATAATCATTTCAGCGTGTGGGTGTGGTGTTACAGGTTTTGGTGGTCTGTCATATTTTGCTAAATGATACCCAAGTGTATTAAAACCATTTTCATTAAGCCACGTTACGTCTATTGATGCTCCAATCGCAGAGTTTGGTGCTCTACTCCAATTCACATTAACTTGAAGTCCGGTTTGCTTTTCGTTCCATTCACGAAACTCCTCATATAAATCTTTACTTGTTGATTGGTTACTAGCAATGCCAATAAGTTCGGCAATCTGTTCGTTTGTTAATAAACTCATACCCCTGTACTCCCAAAGCCACCCTCGCCACGTTCAGTGCTACTACTGAACTCGTCTACCTCTATAAACTCTGCTCGAATTACTGGAACAAAAAGCATTTGAGCAATGCGGTCTTGCGGTGTAATTTTATAAATGCCGCTACCTGTATTTTTGATGGATACTTTAAGTTCACCTTGGTAATCACTGTCAATTAAACCAACAGAATTACCAAGTTTGATACCATAACTATGTCCAAGTCCACTTCTTGGTAAAATCAAAGCCGCAACATTATCGTCATTGATGTTGATGGCAATTCCTGTAGGAATTAATGCTGTTTCGCCTAAGTCCAGCTTGATTGCTTTAGTGATGTTAGCGCGTAAATCCACAGCCGCTGCACCTGCTGTTTCATAGGCAGGAATAATTACGTTTTTTGTTAACTTCTTAATTTCAATTTTCATTTTGTTTCCTTCAATGCAACATTTTGCAATAAGCTATTATTGTGTTTGTGCGGATTTGTGTATTCAGCTCCGCTGTATTTACTAGCTGTTAAAAAATCGTTTTCAATTGGCTTATCAAGCACGATGCTTTCCAAATCACCCACAATTGTTATAAGCTCGTCGTGCAGATAATCTGGCATAAACTTTTCAATCATAAAGGCGTAAGCCTCTAATGCTGACAGCAGTTTTATGGTGCGGAGTGCTTGTTCTTTATTCATTTTCTACTCCAATCCCATGTGTTTTTTCAATTGCTCTAGCGAATCCAAACGCCAGTCTAGTATCTTGCTCTCTCAGCGTTTGATTAGTAGCTTGGTAATACAAGCTGTTTAACTCACCTTCACTCAAAGGTTCACGCGTTAAATCATCCTTGGCTTTTGCATAGCCTCGCTGATACATCTCACGTGCCGTTTGTGCTGGTTCACGTTTTTGTGGTGCTAGGTAGAGTGGTACATAATCTTTATGATTAGCATAATAACTATCGTCAGTAAGACCGCCTTCCCCATTTGTTGACATCCACGCCACAGGTTCTTGCTCATTTTGTTTATTGTCGTACATCGCTCAATCCTTTTACTTTTTCAAAAACAGAATCGTATAAATCAAAATAACAATTTAAAGCATATTTTCTAGCTGCATCATTGTATTCTTCAACGTGTAAATATTCACCGATATCTCTAAGTAATGAATAATCTTTATCAGTTACACAAATACTTCTTAACCTTATAATTTCTTGTGCCGCTATCTGCAATAATTCCCCAATATCCCCCACGTTACCAGTGTTAGCATATAAAAGATTGACAACATCTTCTCCATCTTCGATAAGTGATTCGTAAAATCCTAAGTTCTCATCTTCAATCATTGTGAAATCCTTTTTTAAGTGTGATATTAATCATGCTGCGCAAATAATCTATGATTGCTTCAGCTTCTGGGCGTTCTGATTTTTTACAGCTGATTGTAATGCTTAAGTCAGATACAAAATAGACTGGGACTTGTTCTATATACACTTTAATATCCTTCATAAATCACCCACACTTTGAGCTGGCGCAGCATAAGCATACTTGACAATTATCCATAACAATCACCGCCTTTGTATTGCATTCATTACATAAAGTTGCATTAGCAGGGTATCCAGTTTCTTCACTTCCCATTACTTCTTCACGCTTTGCTTTGATAAACTTTTCCATGTGTTCATCCACCTTAACTTTAATAACACCAGTTGCTATTAAATGCTGTTCAATTACGCTACCAATCTCAGCCACCAGCGATGGCATATACACACCGCCTTTTTTGTAATAACCCCCTTTCGGGTCAAAAACATTCTTCAGCTCCTCAACAAGGAAAGTAGAGTCACCGCCTTTACGCCATACCGCAGACACCAATCTGGTCATTGCCAGCACCCATTGAAAATGGTCCATGTTCTTTGAGTTGATGAACATCTCATAAGGATGACGCTCGTCACCGTTAAGCACCATATCGTTAATCGTGATATACAGAGCGTGTTCGCTTTGTGGCGTTTTTACTTTGTACGTTGTACCTGTCAAATGCGGTGGTCGAGGAAAATTCTCGTGTATCATCTCAAACACTACTTTTTCATCTTCTTTGTTGACTACTTTGTAGCCAACAATCTTTTGATCTATTTTTAACATAAAGTCATCTCCCACCGTTTTGGCACAATCATGTGTGTTTTTAAAAAATCTCTAAAGTGCTGGTTTTTGCGTCTGCCAATACTTGGTTTTTTTACCTGTTCAAAATTAATTTGTTTTAGATCTTTACACTGACGTGCAAAGTCTGCTTTTTTGTAAAACCAATACGACATACCACCAACATTTCTTCTTATCCTTTTTTCTTTGCGCATTTTTAGTGACACATATCGATACTCAAGCTGGTTATCAATACAGTAATCCATCACCGTTGTTTCGTCATCACCAAAATGGATAACGCGCAGATTGCTCAAACTCAAATTATTTAGATTGCTATCGACATATTCACAAGTATCACCATCGTCTGGCCAATAACCATGCGACATGTAAATCGCAATTTTCCATGCTGGATAAGTGCAATTAATTTCACCTCTCCGAAATGAAATTGTTGCGTGCTTGTTTTTATTTGCAAACTTAGCTGGCGAATCAGATCCACCACGATAAAAATTTCCAGTTTTTGCACTGTATCGCACAATCTGCTTAATAATCTGCAACTCTTTGTGATCCATCATCTGCCCCACTTACTACGTCAAAAAATCTTAATCTTTCTGCTGCATTTAGCCTAGAAAGAGCCTTGTACAATTTTCTGGTTTCACCATTGTGCTGGCGAATAAGTCGCTTGCAACGTACTTCAAATTGCTTTTGATTCAACTCATGCACCAGACCTAAAGTAAAAACTTCACTCGTAAACCTGTCGCGTAGGAATGGCGACAGGTTAATAAATATCTGTGATATATTCATCGTTGATGCTTCACTACGTTGAATATTGGTCGTTGGATCTTGCACTGATCGCATTCTCTATACCCACGACTTTGATAAATACGCCAGTGATCGTGCTTGCATTCACTCTGTACTGGCGTTAATGCTTCAATCGGTTTTACTAATGGTATATCCATATTCCCGCCAAGATTAATCCCAAAACAAAAAAAATAAGTGCCGCTGCGTCATCAATTCCCATTAGCGTACTCCACCAGAAAACAGACGATCATAACCACAATGCCTGTCCAAAAAATCAATTCGCCCATTGTTCCTCCTCATCCAATGCTCTGAGCATCAACTTTAACTGCTCGATTTCTTTAAGAAGTTGAAGTTTAATTTTTCTTAGTTCTTTTTTGTTTTTTTGAGCGGTTTGTAAACGACTCATGCACTCTTGTTTGGTCATCTCGTCACCATCTCCCCACGAACATTACGTTCCATCTCGTAAACACTGTAAATTTTGCCATCGTGAATAATGAATTCCCCAATACTGGTTTTAATAACCTCATGGTAATGACGATGCATAGTTGCCACAGCAACAAATCCAGTCAAGCAACCAGCTACAAATGATGCTACTAGGCACCAAATGATTGCGTTGTCTTTCATTCTACTACTCCTGTTGCGCTGTCAGTGCAGACAGCAGTAATTATTCTGGTAGGACGCTTTGACATCTGATATGCGCCTACTGCAAACTGCCATTCCTGTTGCGCATTGGCGCATGATTGACAGCTATCATATGGAATTGCCGTTGTAGTGTAGGCAATGCGCTCAACCTGTGTTGTATGCCCTTTCTTGTCGATGGTGGTATCGACGGTAAGAAAAGACAGAGTTAAAATTAAAGATGCGCTCATGGCTATGCCTCGAATTGTGTTGTTGACTGGTTTAAAATTTCCAACTCAGCATGGATCTGTTTGCTGACTGTTTCAATAAACGCTTCCTGTTCTTCCTTGTCTGGAATGGCATGGGCAATGAAGCTAAGTCCACGCACAATCTCTGTGCAAACCAACGCCACATTGTGCGCTGGATCTTGTGAGTTGATTGCTTCTGCAATCATTTGTTGTACTGGATTAATAGTCATCTCATTGCCTTTTTTAAAATTTTACGAAGTCTTGTGTTTTCTCCCATTGCTTTGGAATAGAGTTTTGCCATTGCTAAAAAAAGCGCAAGCATAATCAAATAGGCAACATTGCTGTCGTCTAGGAACTTTATAAATTCAATCATCTTAGTATCTCAAAAAAAGCCACTTGTCTTAGCGGCAGAGGTAGGAGTATTTGTTAAATCAGATCACGCAATTTGTAATCTGACTTGAAATCATCAATGGTGGTAGCACCACGATAAATGTTTAAAAAATTGTCATCTATATGCTCTGCAACAATATCGAGCAATCTTTCTGATGGCTTATTAACTGGATCACCATCTTTATCAAAGATGGCAATGTTTTCAATGTCAATTTCTCTTTCATCCTCAGCTTCGTGATGAAATGTAGCTTCTCTAAAGCTACCAGTTATTAACACTTTGACCTCAGCGGTCAATTCATAACCGTCATCGGTTTTAATTTGAAAGGTTACTGTTTCGTACATAACACCTCCTACACAATAGCAGCAAGCATCACTGATGCTTTGCGTGGAAAGTGATGCCCATCGCGTTTGATGGTGTTAACAGTCGCAACTGCACCAGATGCAATTGCTTGAGCGTGGGTGCGGAATGCAACCCACTGAAAAGATCCGTCTAAAGATACGAATCCGCATACTGTTGTGTGTTTTTTGTTCATGTTGTTTACTCCTAAAGTTGGGCGAACTGGGCGCATATTTACGCCCAGCTTTTTTTGTTATTAGATTAGTTTCATTGCCGCTGAAATTTTATTTTTTGGCAAATATCTGCTTGGTTGATCTTCCCAAACTCTGCCAACTATTTCACCGTTTCGCACATACCAGCCAGCGCAATCGTCTGTTTTGTTAGCTTGAAATTCGACAACAACTTTTACTGTTGTGTCTGATACTTTTTTAAATGTCCATGTTGCCATGTCGTTTACTCCGTAAATTAATTTTATTATTGTTTCGCCTTCTTGAAAGCGTGGTTAAATAATAGCATACCTGTTCACGAAGTAAACATTAAAATGTTAATTTTTTACAATAAATTGTTCTATTTGTTCTTTGGCATGTAAAAACCCTTTACCAACAATGACTTGATAACCTACGCTTTCAAGATACGCAATAATATTTTTTTGATCTGGACTGACAACACCGCCTTTGGTGCGTTTCATTTCCACCCAAAGTTTCCATGCAGGAATGAAAAGATCTGGTATTCCTGCCACTGTTCCTTCTACTTTCAATGCAGCAGCCGTTAATTTGCTACGATGGCCGCCATTTGGAATTGAATGAATAAGAACGCCAGGGTATGTGCGTCTAACCCACTGTACAAGCAATGCTTGTTCGTAATGCTCAGACGGTATTTTTTCTTTAATGGTAGCCATTAGAATGGTAACTCCTCAATGTAGTTAGGGCAATTGTCTTGCGTATTCACAAAATCCTCTGGCGGATTCATATTATATTTTGAGCAAAACATCGTTTTTTTAGTGTAAAAGTCACAGGTATGACAGCACTTTGGTGGTGGCAATGCCTTCAATTTTTTATATTCAACTAGAAAATCTGGTTCTTTATACATCCCAACTCCGATTTATTACGCGATAAAATTTACCATCTTTGGTGTACTCTATTATTGATGGTGGATTAGCTGCATTTAATACATTTGAAAAATCCATCACTTCATGACAACTATAAATGTTTTCACAATTGCTTTTATTAGCTATATGAAACAATAAATCATACGCTTTGCTTCCCGCATAACCTTCATGAGTTATACACAAATACTCTGTAACTGGTATATCAGATAAAGCACCATAATAGGTCACAGCAAGCATATCTTTTCCAGATGCCTTAGATGTATGCTTTCGCCAATTCCAGCTTGTCACTTCCATTTCTGAGCCTTCAATACCCATGATGTCATCGTTTCTAAGTTTTAATGACAATGATGCTTCTTCTGGCTCTGGAAATTTATAGCCGCACGCTGGACAAACTTTAGTTGATATAGCAACTAATTCAGCACATTCATCGCATGCTTTAACTGGTGCCTCTCCTTTACCTTCTTCTTTTTTATTTGGCGGTTTTACATTTGTAATAGGTCCGTGCGTTTCAACCACGCCAGAAAAATCTAGCACTAAACAATGATCTGTGTGTGACTTTGGACGCATACCACGACCAGCCATTTGAACATAAAGACTAGCAGACATCGTTGGGCGAAGCATTGCAATCAAGTCAATATCTGGATAATCAAAGCCGGTTGTCAACACATTGGCGTTGGTTAACGCTCTAATTTTACCAGCTTTATAATCAGCAATAATTCTATCGCGTTGCGCTTGTGGCGTTTTACCTGTCACGCATTCTGCTGTAATCCCTTTGCTGATTAGCATGTCTTTTACATGCTCGGCATGATCAATACCAGCACAGAAAAACAACCAGGCTTTTCTATCGCCAGCAAGTCTAATAACTTCACTGACAACGTCTTTGTTTTTATCGTCAGTATCAACAGCAGCTTGCAATTCTGACTCAATAAATTCACCACCACGTTTATGCACTTCACTGGTATCAAATTTTGTTTTCGTCATTTTAGATTTTAATGTGCATAAAAATCCTTTGCTGATTAAATACTCAATGGTGACTGGCATCAACATGTCATCAAACAACGCTGGCTTATCTGTAATGAGTCCATGATTTAAACGATATGGCGTAGCGGTCAAACCGATTACGCGCAATCGTGGATTGATTACACTCAAATCTGATAATAAATTACGATAACCGCCCTCATTTTTATGCGACACCAAATGACATTCATCAATGATGACTAAATCAATATGACCAAGTTGGTGCGCTTTATCTCGAACAGATTGAATACCGGCAAATGTAATCGGTTCGCCAAGTTGTTTTTTCTTTAGGCTTGATGAATAAATACCCAGTGGTGCATTTTGCCAATGCTCTCGCATTTTTTCAGCATTTTGTGCAATCAATTCTTTAACGTGCGTGAGCATTAACACTTTAGTTTCTGGCCATTGCTGAAGCGCATCTTTGCAAAGTGCGGCAACAATATGACTTTTGCCGGATCCTGTTGGTAGCACCATGCAAGGATTGCCTTCATGACCAGCCTTAAACCATGCGTAAAGATCATCTATGGATCTTTGTTGATAATCTCTGAGTTTCATCCTACTATCTTCCCATCAAAGTTATTTCTAAGATCAGCAATAAAAGTATCACCACTAATGCACGCTTGTGGGTTTGCTAATATTTCAGATGACTTATAACCATTTTCACCATTGATTACGTCTACACCATCAATGACATAGACTGCATGATTACCATCTGGTGAATCTTTGCGTTGATAAGGTACAAGGTCTGGATGTAACACATGCGCGTCACAGCCAACTTGCTGAAATTCTACTGGTATAGCATCCGCGTCATGGCGTTCACATCGCCAAGTGCTGTCATCCATCGCAGTTGAATGCGCACAGGTTCGGCAGTTAACGTGTTTGGTTATTTTTGTTTTGTGGCAAAACTCATGCGCTGCACAAAATTTGCATTCGTACCAGCTCGGATCTGGACTAAGTGGTTCTGGCATGCGCTCTGACTTAACAATCCTGTGACCACGACTGATATATTTTTCAGCTATTTCTGGCACAAATTTGACTCGCTCTGTGTAAATACGATCATCGTTTTTACAGACAGCATAATAAAGCGCACGGTCAATACCAGATCCTTGCATATACACTTGCATTTGAATGTAGTGCATCGGCTTAGACTTTTCTACGCCATGTTTGACTAGATCATCAAACGATTTTAAAGAGTGTGTCTTGGCCTCTAAAATGTGTTTTTTGCTTGGTGCTTCTGGTACGCCAGAAAATATAATGCCATCAAGCGATCCAGATACATGACATCCAAAATTAACACGCGATTGATGCTCAGATGTATTGCCAATATGAATGCCAATAGATCTTAAATCTGACACAATGGTGACTTCCTCCAAGTGTCCGCGTCTAAACAATCTTAACAGTCTACCTTCAAATTCTTCTTGCACTGCCCATCTAAATGATAGCCACAGCCATCGGTCACAAGAATGGCCAAGCATAGATCCGCCCATGTGTGGTCTTGGCTTTTCTTTTCTGTCTTGATGCGCTTTATCTACTAGCACGGATATAGAGTGATTTGATTCTGGAATTAACATAAATACTCCGAAGAAAAAGGGCGTGTGTTAAACGCCCTTATTTTGTTACTTACTTAGTTGCCCAAGGTGGTGGTGCTTTGCCATCTGCTGGTGGTATTGATGTTGCCTTTGGCGCAAGTGCAATGCCATTGCCAGATGCTTTAAATCCAGACACACTATTAGATGCATCATAATTGCCATTTGCTGGCGTGATTTTTAATTTGATGGATAAATTGCCACCAATCAATTGATCCGTGTCTGATACCTTTGTTAACCCAATTGCTCTCATGATTTCACCAAGCTGTTGACGACCAATTTCTTCTGCTTGAGGATTTGGGTTTTTAATGTTAATCATGCCAAACACAATGCGTCCTTGATGTGTTGGGCCAACAATAGTGTATTTAACATTAATATACTGACCATTACCTGCTTTTGTTGTTTTAATTTCAGCACCAGAAATAGTTGCTGTGTACCAACCTTCTGGTACTAATTCATAACTATTAGTTGATACTGGTAAATCTTCTACGCTAAATGTTTGTTCTAAAAATGCCATGACTTATTCCTCAATTGTGATTTTATATGATGGTCTACCAGGTTTTGATGTAACAGCACCAAGTAAAACATTCGTTATTTCGGGTGAGCATCTTTTCCACGCTGTCATGTTAATAGCAGGTGTCCATCTAAATAAAGCTGATAGATGCTCGGATAATCCATTTTCTGCCGCAATTTCTTGTAGCATTTCTGAATTAACTTTTCTGTCAATTCGTCCAGTAACTTTGATAACAAAATTACCAATTTTTTTTGTTTCAACGCCTTCGAGCGTTTCTTGTATCTTCATCAAAGATGATATTTGATCTTCAATGTATCGACGTTCTGAAATAACGTAATCTTCTTGAACTTTTAATTCTAACCAGCGGTTAGATAATTCGGTGATGTTCATTTTGCACCGCCAATTTCTTTAATTATTGCGCCCAAGTCCGGTTGCTCCCATGCTTGAAGTTTTCCGGATCTATCTTTTGCCATCCATAGACCATCGCTATCGCACATCAATGCGCGTTGAGCAACACCGTCAGCATCTTTCTCAACGCGAAGTGCCAAGACTAAATCAAAAAAGTATGGAAGCGTTTGTCCTAACTTCGCACCTGGCATTGATGGCGCGTACATCATTCGACCAGTTTCGTCTTGCGACTTTTCAACTTTGGCGGTCATTAACACGTTTTTACCTGGAAGATCACGAAATGCGCGAATCAATGCGGTCATCTGCGTAGCCATCTCGCCATAAGCAGCGCGGCCATCTTTATTCACAGACTTTTCATGGTTTAAAACAACTTCACCAATTTCAGACAAACTGTCTAAGATAACGGAATCAAACTGACTGCCTTCTGGTGTTAACAACCAAGAATATATCTCAGTTATATCCGCCATGTTTGATACTTCAACGTAAGGTATGTTGCTGTCTTTAATTGACAATAAACCACCTTCCGCACTTATAATCACGGGATTTGGCATTGTAGTTGACAACGTAGTTTTGCCAACGCCAGCATGTCCGTACACTAAAACTTTAACGCCATTGCTATGAACATCAGACGTGTTTTTTAAATTAATAGCCATTGTTTTTCTCCTGTTTTGAGCTGGTTGGAGGAATTCCGGTTAGCTCTTGAGAAAAGATTTTAAACATTTTAATATTAAATGTCAACAATAAAATATTATTTATGATATTCTATTTCAAAAATTAACCACCAACAGGAATAAAAAAAAATGATGAAGTTAGATGAAATAAGAGAATTATTAAAAGATCGCAGAGTATCTATGATTGCAGAAGCAACAGGCATTCATTTCAATACCATTAGAGAGATTAGAGATAATGAAAATGCTAATCCGACTTATAAAGTCATGACAAAATTAACTGATTACTTGGAAAGCAACAATGGCAGATCTAACTAATATTTTTAATGGGAGTTTTTATCCGCCAGTGGAATCGGTGCCAGAGTCGCCAGAGTCGCAATTAGTTAATGCGATGCGTGATGTTGGCATTGATCCACCATCTACTATTTACATGGATGGAAAGATTCATCGATTTAGAACAGGATCAAAAGGATCATCGGGTGCTGGAGATAAAACAGGATGGTACATTTGTTATGGCGATGGTACACCGGCAGGTAGGTTTGGTGATTGGCGAGCTGGTATTGAAATGTCATTTCGTGCAGACATTGGGCGAAAGTTTACTGCCGCAGAAGAAATGGCACACTCGCGCAGAATGTCTGAAGCTAAAGTTGCTCGTGACGCTGAACTTGCAAAACAACATGAAGTTACTGAGGATGTAGTATCAAAGATATGGTCAGATTGCACGCCCGCAAACAAAGAACATCCTTACTTAAAAAAGAAAGGCATCTGCGTTCATGGTGCAAGAGTCACTGGTGATGGACGGCTTGTTGTTCCATTGCTAAACAAAGATGGCACCTTATCAACGCTTCAATA